TATAAGCCTCGTAATCAATGTAAAGCGTGCGCCCGATTATGTGGCAACGAACCAAAACAGTAGGGTCAACTGAGAAACCCCAATCAGCACCAAGGCGATGCAGTGCATCTGGTGGTGATTCAAAATCGTCAATTTTCCAATTACGAAACACCCTTGCGCTGCTGTTTCTCAGGTATTGACCCATCCAAACGTGCTGATACTTGTCAGGGTCTCTGCGCTTGTCGTACTCCATTTCGTCTTTTAAGACTTGTGGAAACCACGGGTTATCACCAAAGTTCACCTTGATAACTACAGCATCTGTTGGCGGTTCAGGGCCACGTAGTAGGAAATCCACAGGGTCGGACTGTTGCCTTGGATTCCAAGTAAACCATAGTTCTGAATCTGGTTTGCGGATTGTTGGCCTTAACAAGTCAAGGCTGGTCTGACTGAGGGACTGTGCTTCCTCAACCCAAGCGCAATCGTAACCCTCTAGCGACTTAATCGAGTCGGCTGTATGGTTTTGCATACCTTGGAAAATAATCGCACCATCGCCCTTTTTGGACTTGATGACAGCATCTTGTATCTCAAAGTATGCGCCAGCGTTCATGGCCTCAATCTTGGTCTCCAGCAGACGTTTGACTGATTGATTCAAAGATTTCTGTATTTCACGCACACAAACGCTTCTGCGCTTTTGGTCAAGTATGTGCATCTCAATCATCAGCTCGGCAAACATATGCGACTTGCCAGAGCCTCGACCACCCCATGCGCCTTTGTAACGCTTGCCTTCTAGTAAAGGCAATGCCCACTCAGGGGTTTGGATTTGCAGGGTTTTACCCATTTTTGATGACTACACGCTCAATCTTGGTGAATTCAAGCGGTACGCCATCTGCGCCAGTTAGTTCATGCTTTTGGGTTTCTGCCCAGCGCATCTGCGTCTTTGACCACCAGATTGCAGCAGTCGTATCACCAGCCATTACCTTTTGGAATAGCGTCTTGCCGACTTGCCCGTTAGCTTTAGCTTTGCCTGAGAGCAACTCAGTTGAAAAGTGCTTTCGCAGGGTGTCGGTATCAATTCCTTCACGCACCAGGACTGCGATCTGCTCGATTGGCAGGCCATAACCTGACAAGGCTTCGACCTGTTTGCGCTCGGCATCGGTAGGCTCAAAAGGCTTATGGCCTGCGCCTTCTCGAGCACCGCCATTAGGCCCTGCCTTTTTTAATACCGATTTTTCAGTTTTCGTTGCCATTTGTAACCTCCGCGAAAGGTTGTCCAGTTTCTGCGTGAGTTGCTATTTTACCAGTGAAATCTTGCCAGCGTTTAATTATTACATCGCAATACTTTGGGTCGAGTTCCATACTGCAATTAATACGGCCTGTTTTCTCACAGGCAATCATCGTTGAGCCAGAACCACCGAACAGGTCTAGAACTACATCTTGCCCCTTGGTATTGTTTTCTATTTGATATTGCATTAATTCAACAGGCTTCATGGTTGGGTGAAGTTCGCTTTTAGATGGGCGTTTGCACTCAATAATCGTAGTTTGCTTACGGTCAGAAGCCCAAAGATGCCCAGCACCTGATTTCCATCCATAAAGACATGGTTCATGCTTCCAGTGATAATCCTGACGCCCAAATGCGGAGTTATCTTTGTTCCAGATAAGCGTCTGCCTGACTTGCCAGCCAGCGTCAAGACACGCACCACGAAAGTTATAACCCTCCGTATCAGCGTGCCAGATGTAAAAGACTGCACCAGATTTCATTACTGTATCGGCAGCAGTAAATGCATCTCGCAGAAACTGGCGAAAGTCTGCGCTTTCCATTTCGTCATTTTTAATTTGCTCACGCTTTTTGCTTCCACCTTCGTATGCAATGTTGTATGGTGGATCAGTAACTAATTGATCTGCTTTTTGCCCATCCATTAACTTATCCACCGCATCGATGCTGGTCGAGTCTCCACACATAAGTCTGTGCTTACCGAGCAACCAAACATCACCAAGCACAGTGATTGGTTGCTCTGGAACTTCTGGGACTGCATCTTCATCGGTCAGGCCAGGCTCAATTTGCTCTGGTGTTAAGGCTGCAATCTCCTCGGCTGTAAATCCAGTAAGGTCAAGGTCAAACCCAAGATCACCAATCTCACCCAACTCTAAAGCCAGCATCTCATTGTCCCACCCTGCATTTAGAGCCAGTTTGTTGTCTGCTATTATGTAAGCCCGTTTCTTGGCATCTGACCAACCTTTTGCCACCATCACTGGTACTTCGGTCATCTTCAGCTTCTGAGCCGCTAGTGTGCGCCCATGCCCTGCAATGATTCCACCCTGCTCATCTACTAACACTGGTGTTGTCCAGCCCCACTCTTTAATGCTTGCCGCAATCTGTGCAACTTGCTCATCAGAGTGAGTGCGTGCGTTGCGTGCATAGGGTATTAGCTTGTCAATAGCCCATTTTTCGACTTTATCTGCTGGATTCATGGTTTCCTTAAAAAAAGGGGGCCGAAGCCCCCAAAGCTGGCAACTGCATTTGTCAGCATACCTATTCTGTTAATTTTGGGACAGGAATGTCAATAGGCCATTGGTTTGTTTGCAACAATAACTGCACTGTCTTTTCATGTGCTTTTTGCCACGCTTCCTGTCTTTCTACTTTTGACCATTTAGTTCCTGCATCTATTTCGTAGTGGCAAGTCATGCACAGTGCGGCAGTTAAATTATCGTCAGCTTTGATGCTTCTGCCCTTTCCACCACCCCAATTTGTATGGGCTGCTTGAACGAAATGGCCTGACCCGCAGAGTTGACAATCAAGACTTGCGACCAGTTTTAATAGTTTTTTGCTTCTGACGTATGCGTGTTTTTGAAACAATGATGGTCTCCAAAGTAGTAAATCTGTGTTCATTTGCACATTCAAGTCTGCGTCTGCGTGTGTTTCCATTGCTGGTTCTGGTCTCTTTTACGATTGTCCATGTCCCACATTCTGGACATTTCATTTTTTCAACCAATACGACCAGATGCCGCCACCAAACACTTTGGCAAAAAACTGTAAGGCAACGATTTCGGGCATTAATCCACCAAAAGCAATAGTTGGAAATGTTATGGAATCCACCACAGCACCAGCAACATTTGATCCGTTAGATCGAATTACCCACGATTTATTACGCAAATAGTGATAAACAATGGTGTCGATGGTCATGGCAAAGGCAAATGCCACAAACGATGCTAGTGCAATCGCACCCGCTGCTGGGTTGAGCAAATAGGAAACCCCACTTGCCACGGCAATCAATCCACCCATTTTTAGCAAAAGTCTATCGTTCTGCCATTGTTCATGCAGCTTATCCCGCAATGACAAATCCAGACCTATCAGCACAAAGGCGTTTATCGGACTGAACCAAGGGCCAAGCCATGCCACCAAAAGATTGGCAATAACAAGGGCGGCAATGTAAATCGCTGGATAAATCAAATCAAAATCTCCTGTAATGGTTTTGCTTCCCAAAGTGGGGGGGGGTTGGTGGAATCTATGCGTTTTGCCATACAACCAGCACAAGTCTGTTTTTCGGCATGGTGTAGTGCAACATTTGTTGAATCAGCACTAGCCAAAGGCCAAGGGCCAGCAGATTGACCCAGCATCCTTAGTCCATGCACCCAAGGCAACTGCTGCCCAAAGGTGTTTGTCATGGCGTTAAAGGCTTCGTCCATCTTACCGCACCATTTGGGTGTGCCAATCTGCCAAAACTCGCCAGCAGACCCAAAACAAACCCGACCCCAGGTGTCGCACAATTCCAATAAATAAGATATTGGCAAACCCAAGTGCCAGACAGGAATGCCAAACTCTTTACGAAAAGGCCATGTTTTGACCATTTCCCTTTGTTGCTCAACAGTTCCATCAATCGCATCTGGCACAACAGCCCAATGTGGATGTGCTAGTAGAGGATCAACCCATTCATAAAATCCAGCAATGTCAAAGGGTAATCCACGGGTTTTTGCGCTAAACGCCCCGTTGTCCAGCATCAAAGACTGCCCCAAACGCAAACATCTTTGCAAATCGTCTGGTCTCGCATAAGAAACACAAAAATGCTTGCCACCCATTGTCTCTACGGCTTTTATAGGCGTAATTGGCGTTCCATGATAGTGAATCATTGGTGTGACCTGTCTTAAACTTTGAGAAACATATTCTTTTGAATCAGCAAAGACTCCACGGCATCAATTAGATTCATGGATGCCTCAATATTGAGACATTGCCCATTAACCTTACAATCAAGCCATAGCTCATCTTTTTCCTTTTCCGTCAACCATTCCCATTTAGGGGCTTCAACAACCGAACCAAACGTCTCCCTGCGTCCGCAAGAATTGCAAGTCCAAACCTGTCGATTACCAGATAAATCGTGTTCTCGAATTACACCACCGCATTTGCACTGTCTCATTGATGACTCCTATCTTGCATCCTGTTTGTTGCTTCCCGTGTTCGCCATATTTCTATGTCCAGCCTTGCCGCCTCCAGTTCCCACTTTAGGGTCTCTTCCTGCTCGATTGCCAAAGCCAAACCTTTGAGTAATTGGTGATAAGCAGGGTCTGCGTATGCTTCTCGCTCTTGTGCATTTGCCGCTTCTACACCAAGTTTTAGTGCATCTTTCATGAGCAATGCACGTTTTGTTCGTTTAAATTCTTCAAGATATACCCTTTGTGCTTTGGCTTCTCCATAAGCTGGGGCTTTGTCTCTGATTGTTTGGGTTGCTTCTTCTGGTTTCATTTAATCCCCGCAAAAGCAATCTATCGATTGGTCATCAAACATTTGCATTTGATTTGCTGAAAAATTATGCAATTCACGATAAGACGGATGCCCCTTATTAAATCCTGTTGATTCTTTGCTCATCTCAAATACATCACTTTCCATTTTTGCCCACCATAAAACTTTTTCAGGATGTAATCTTGCAATGTTAACTTTTTTGTCTACGCTTTTTAAAAAACAAAGGTCACAATTTCCAAGCAAAGATTCACCACGATGAATCTGTAAATCTAAAGTAAAAGATTGTTCAGACCAAAACTGGTTTATTGTTTCTTTTGTAACGCCAGACAGATAAAGTGGCAACTTGTTTTTGCTCATCTTGGCAGCACGTCTTGGCTCATCAGCACGAATTCCAACAAAATCATTGTTATCGTTTTCATCGTGTTCCCAACCAAGACTTCGCAAGTACCGATGTATTGTTCGTATCTTTAATTGACCAGTACACCATCGTTGCGCTGGATTAGGCAATTTTCTGTAATGATGAATACATTTTTCAAATGGCTCACCATTTCTACTGGCAGTTTCATAGTCAACAACTTTAAATGTTGGTTTGCCATCGACCGAATCCCATTCAAGCCAATTGATATGAACATTCCACTCTTTACTAAAATTCACGACAAACCTCAAAGTTGCTTCGTCTTCTTTGCCTGTATTTGCAAAACAGACAACAGCGTCTTTAGGTAGGCTCATATCGTGAGCCTCTAACACCTTGTAAAGCATATAAGCTGAAGTTCTACCGCCAGAAAAACTAACGCAAGTTGGCTCAATAATTTTAAATGGGTTGTTCATGCTTGCCTCACCATAACTTCGACCTTTGCGACTTCGCCATAAACCTTTGTAGCATGGATGGATGTGATCTGCGAATCGTTCTCAAACACGATTTTGTCCATGCCATCGATGACCGACTTGACAACATTATCCAAATCGGGGCGTTTGGTGTGTTTCTCAGAATCGATTAAACAAGCCTCAGTGCGTTTTTTTGAGTAGGATGGTGGGATGGGAAAGGTAACGTAAATAAACGCCTCTAATGCCCCTTCT